TTCAAATACAAGCCCGTAAATCTTAAATGATACTAAATTAGCTCACTATTATTGCAAGTAATCATTGAACGTTCTGTAATATTCTTATCGATCCATCGACCGATATATTCTTTGCTGTCTTGATTATGTATAATCTGTGGCTGTCTTTTAAGCTCTAGCTCAGCTACTCTTTTTTTAAGCTCGCTGATTTCTATTACAAAAGCCTCAAGTTCGATTCCAATTAAACTTTTAAGGTGATCTATATTATGCATACCTTATTATATGATGGTTCCTTTTAGTTCAAGCTATAAGAGCGTAGTATTTTATAACTCAGCAGCTTGAAAGTGCATCCAATCATAATTTTTTTCTCGTCCTAAGCTAATCCATCCCTCTGACTCTACAATCTTCCAGAACGGCTCATACTCAGGCTTAGCAAAATACGCTTTATCCTTATTCCATTTTAATTGATTACGGTCAGGATCAAGATCAATCGCTGCTCCCCAAGAATGAATACTCCAAGATGAACCTCCGCGCATTTTACGTACATTTAAACACCCACCAAAGACGTCTAATTTTAACTTTTTAATTTCTTCTAGTCCGTAGTGATCAAGTGTATTCTTTAAGATGCGTTCTAAAGAGTCTTTAACTTTTTTATGGCAGGTAAGTTTAGTAACTTTACTATCCAAATCCCACGCTAATTTCATTTCATACGGTAAAACTAATGATGTTTGATTAGTTCCAACTTCACCATAAAACTTTACCATATCAGCGTAATTTTGTTTTGGCCAATTATTATTTGACATAGTAATAGTATTTAGTTCGGTTTGAACTTTATCAGAAGATTCATTACCTTTAGATTTTATAATAGCTTGTTCTATAGCATCCCAAGTTGCAGGTCCATCTCTTCCATCAACTGTTAAACCTAAAGCTCTTTGAACATTAGATACCTTTTGCTTTTTATTAGAAAACTGCATATAACAAGTATATTTATCGTATTAGACATAAATATATTTGTTATGGAACAATTATTATCATTATTACAAGGCAACCCATGGTTTACTATCTTTACCGCAGTAGTAACGCTAGCTTCAGCTATAGCTGCTGTTATACCCACTCCAAAACCTGGAACATTTCTCGCTAAATTATATGTCTTTATAGACATAGCCGCTTTAAACATCGGTAAAGCAAAAGATAAAGGAAAATAATGGATCTTTTAGGGTTAATAAAGAGCGCTTTGTCTGCTTTAGCTTCTTATTTAGAGTTAAAGAATAAGGCGTTCTATTATGATATAATTCAAAAATCAAAAAATAGACAGAAGGAATTAATAAATGAAATTGAAGAACTACGCTCTAAGCGGACTAATGATAGCAATGATCGCGCTGACATCTTGCGGTCCGAACTTATCAACGAACGTAAAACCCTTGAACATCTATCAGCCAGCTATTCTCTTTCTGGAAAAGGATAAATCTGTTATAACCAGAGAGGGTATATATACTCCTCAGACGGATGAAGTGTGGCACTCTGATGCTCGTTATAGAAAGTTAGAAAGAGAGCTGTATTGAGCTCTCTTTATTTACTTCGGTATATATTTGTCAGGATCTTTTAAAAACCTTTTACCTAAGTTAACTATTCCCTGTATTACTTCTGGTGATATAACTCCAGTTATGCCATAGATTACAGCTTTATGTAAATCTAAAAGATTTAAATCGTGTATCAACGCCCACATAATAGTAGATGTCAGCGATGCTACAAAAATTTTCTTTAATTGACATACTATACCGGTTTTGTCGTTTGTAGATAAAAGGCGTGCAAGCATTGATGCAGCACCTATTACTGGAATAACCCAGCCGCCATCTAAAAACTCCCCTATTAAAGATTTTTCTGGTTCCATTTATATTATTTATGGCTCTATAATATAAATTTTCATATATTCGGGCTTATTACGAGCATGAATATGTACCTTATTAGGAGTTGTAACATAAACATCGAATACATAGGATTTATTACGAGATGCTACTTTCTCTGTAACAGCTACCCCTCTATCTTGAACTATAAATATACCGTCACCTACTATATTTTTAAGTGCTGGGATATATACTTTTGTACCAAACTTAAAGTTAGGATGCGCAGCTATAGTTACTCCTTCCTTAGCATACTTTGTCTTAGTACAAGCAACCTTATTGCCCCATCTTTTGTCTGTACTATAATAAGTTATCCTAGCAGTATAAGTGTTTACCTCAGCTTTTATAGATAACATTAATGCCACAAATGTAATAAGAAAGTATTTCATAACTTAATTTCTACTATTTGGTTTATATCTATTATACTACTAACGCAGTCATCGAAATCCACCACCGAATATTGATGAAAGTGTCCGCAGTAATGGCGCTTTGCACCAGATAATTTAATTAATATATCGTGTTGCTTTCTCTCTTCCATACACTCGTCCCAAAGCGTTGAATCTTTATGTAAAAGAGAAGTAACAAGGTTAGGTTTACTTAAAGGTCCACTCCAGGTTGGAGCTGAGTGTGTTATAAGTATGTCGCATTTAGTAATCTTTTTGTAATCTAATTTTAACGGCTCATCTTTCCAATATGAAATACCCTCCTTGCGAAGAGATCTATCAATACTCAAAGCCCCACCTACAAATAAGAATCTCTTACCTTCTAAGATAAGAGTTGTATAGTCAGCAAGCAATTTAAAATGACTATACGATATCGCTCCAGTAAAATAAGACGGATCGTCATGATTGCCGCGGATACCTAAAAATTCAATATTTTTGCTTTTTAAAAAATTATTTACATGAATATTTTGACGCTCTTGCTTTGCTGCATTTAGAAACCCAATACCTATATCACCTACACTAATTAAAGTACAGTTACATATATTAGCTCTTTCTATTGTAGAAAATAGAGAGTCCCAGTCGCCATGAATATCCCCTAGTGCAAATACTCCCATAATATAATTATAATTGTGTTCCTTGTTAGATTAAGTATCTTAGGCAACCTTATAACCATATTTTTTTGCCTGTGATGGAGATAGCGTAACATACCACCCTCCCTTTTTATACATTTTACCTGGTTTGCCAGTATATTGGCAAGTACGGCTTGATAAGAATTCAGCATATCTAATCATACCATCAACTTCTTCATCTCCTCCGCTATGGTAAACTCTAAGAGTTCCATACTTTTCTTTACACTGGTTTATAATAACAGCAGGTGGATGTTCCTTAATGTAAAGATCGTTGTAATTAAACAACTTTAAATTAAGAGCATTTAATGCACTACAGATATTTGACCTCCAACATTTTGGTGGTTTATTATTAATAGTAATTGGCTGACGTTGTGCTAGTAGTCTGCAAACTGGATTCAGTATATAGTTACGATACTTGCGTTGACAATTAATCGCGAACTTACGTTTAGGGTTAGGTCTAGAGCGTGTAGTTGTTTTTATATAGTTATTAATACATCCAAACAGCGATTCAACGATAGGAAGCCACCCTTCAGGACAATCATTCCAACAGCGCTGATGCTGTGGTAGTAGTTCTCCGGCTTCGTCTTTAGGGAATAACTCTGGATACTTCTTAAAGAAATATTCATCAAAATTAAAATCTGCTTCTTCCATATTCTTTACTTTTATTATGCTTTATATTTATATTTCATTCTTAAACTTCACCATTCAAGACTTCATTCAGATTATGTCTTAACATACGATATGACGACATCAAAAAATTAATTGGATCCTGAACACCAATTTGACTACCCTGACACTCATTTACAATATAATTAGTTACTGCCTCTTCTAATGCAGATAGTCTCTTACTCTCATTTACATATCGCGTAATCTTATCAGGTATAGCTGAATAGATTAGATTCTCTTCAGTAATTGGAATTCGTTCATATATTTCGATCAGCAATTCTTTTATCTGCTGCTCCGTTAGATCAGATATAGCTTCAATTGTAGTTTTCATCGTCTTTAAATAGTTTATCGATTTTTTCTAGATTATCAACTATAGAGTCTTGTGACATTGCAATATTACGAGCGATATATAAACGACTACAAATATCTTTAAGAATTGAAAGTTGTGTCAACGAGTCATATCTATGAATATGCTTTAAATCTACTTTATCTGGAACAGGCATATGCTTATTATAATATAGTTCCTTTAGCGGTAAGAGTTATCATAAACATATTATTGACTAATTTATCTCAAAGAGCTGGTATTATATAATCCTTACTTAGCATAAGTATGTATCTGTTATTTTATTCCAAAAAATAAACTACCCCACATAATTAGAGATAGACTTATAAATATCATCTGCACCCTGTATTTGCTCAATCTCGCCTGTATCCTTTATAACGATTAGCCTCGGTACAGCCTTAATATTATGCTCCTTAAAGAAGTCACGATCTTTATCAGCGTCTTTAATTTCAACCTTATCATAAAGATTATTATCTTTTAACCGTTTGCTTAAGCCGTGACAAGGTCCACACCAATTTGCGCTAGCTAAAATAAGCTTACACGTAGTAGGAGCTTCCTTATTAAAAATATTATCCCAACCCTCTCTAAATTTTGAATTAGTGGGCTCTGTCTTAATTACTTTACCTGTAATGTCATTTTTTGCTATATTATTCATATTCTAAAAGGTTTTTAACTCTCTACATACCAGATATCATATCTGATTCTATATTCCGAAATCTTTTGCTTAATGCTACCTAACGTTTCAATCATATCGTTCTCATCCATTATAGTTTTATTACAAGCATCATATATATAATCAATTAACTGTTGGTCAGATGATGGAGTTTTTTTACGACTTTCTCTTAACTCCTTCTCCCTTTCAGCGCGACTTCGTGCAGCATCTAACTTACGCTCTTTAAATTCCTCATCAGAGTATTTTTTTGGGACTTTGTGATCGACCTGTTCAATGGGTTCTATAAGTTTTCCATTTTTGAGTTTAGCACAGTATTCAACCCACCCGTTATCAAAACGCATCCAGCGGTCATTAGCTTTAACATTACCAGTATCATATTCCGGGTGTTTATAAGATTCGTAAAAATTAATAGTTCCGGTATAATTTTCCTTCTCCCACCATTCTTTATCAGCTACAAATTTACCAAGCGCTGCCATTCTCTCAGAGAACCCCGCGCCGTCCTCAGCTGGTGTACCTTCTTGCCAATGACCCTCAAACTTTTCTAACCAAAGTTGACCTTTTTTATCAATTTTATACATTGATAATCCTTGATTAGGGGTGTCCTTAGTTTGAAAAACTAAATTTTTTGCTTTTAGCTCTTGTGGTAGCTTAGGAAGAGCTAGTTCTACTGTAATATGATCAAACATTCCCATAATTTTATTTTGTTAAAGATTGTGCTACTATTAATCCTAGATTAGATATTGCATACCCTCCCCAAACTACACCCCATGCGTAGTTTTGTTTATAGCAATGCACTATACTTACACAAGTATATAGTATGAACGCTAAAAATACAACTATATTTTCAAATGTTAAATGCATATCTGTATTATTTTAGTTATAAGAAAGTTAAGTCAGAATTAAACAGATATACTCTTTGAGAAATTCTTAACACAACTACGAGCACCAGACGGTATAAAATATTTTTTATTACGCTCCCAGGACTCAGCAGTATGAATTTCTATTTCACATCCAGTCTTATGACCGTAAACCTGCCTACCTTTAGGTTTAGGAACGTCCGGACCCGTAAAGGCACAAGTTCTACAAGTTTTCAAGTTTAGTTCTAATCTACCTTTTTCAATTAAGTTTCCACATCCGCAGTTCATATCTTATTATATTAGAGGTCCTTATTGATCGCCTATGTTAATCATCCAGGACATAATTTCATAATGAAATGCCTTCTCAGAAATTTCCTTTTTTACACTTATGTATTCAATAGGCTCTACACCGTTTCCCTCCTTATATATCATAATTCGGCTGGTGTCCTCTTCAATTTCAAATCTATATTTACCTATTACTTCTTTATACATTATCCTCATTCTCTCTATTTTCTTGTAGTATAGACAACATATTGGCAGCAAACGCAATTTTAATTAAAGGGTCAATATTTTCTAGCAACTCACCTACGACATTATTTATAATATTAAACATTTTTAAATTTAAAAACACTGCATTACCATTAACTAGGTCATATGCCATATCAACTAAAACTCCTGTTTGTGAATCGTGCATATCAATCATTCTAAACTTATACATTAGGCTACAAGGATCTCTAAGGCTTTATTAGAGAGACTTTCAGTTGAGAGAGTACGTATAAGCTTTTCCGGAGTAAACTTATTACGAGATTCATATTCTGTAACAGCATTAAGTGCATCCCACATCGTTTTACCCTCATTACCCACACCTCTTGAGAAGCGCTCAACAATATTCTCTCTCTTATTAAGCAATTTAGTTGATGCTTTATCATTTTTTGGATCTGGCAAAATACGCTGAATAAGCTGTCTCATCTGATCTTCGTTATATTTTTTATTTTGAAGCATCTCTACAGTCTTATTGAAAGTTTTAACGATATTAATATTATTCTCTATCTTATTAATAAGACCACTAACCTTTTCCTCAAAGGAGAAGGAGTGTCTTAACCCCCCGCTTCTCGTTTGCTCTGCTTCACTCTTAACTAGATGGAGCATGTTATCACACACGATCCTTCGAGTTGAAGGGATAATCTTATTAGAATTCATACCTGAATTATCAATTACGGTATAAAACATACCGTCAACCTTATCTCCATTGATCTCAAATTGATTAGTAAGTTTAGATTGAAGCACTACCCGCTTACCGTTTCTAGAGAATATATATCCAATATGATCAATACCCCCAACTTTCTCTGTAGCGGTTTGAACTATATCTAGCATTTCATCTAGTTGAATAGGTCGGTACTTGTCTCGACAAATACCCAGATGATCTCTTGTATCTTCACGCATTAGCGAATATACTCCTTTAACTCGCGAGCCTCGCGAATCAAACACTTCTTCTTTCATTACATTAAAGCGAGGAATTTCCTCTAGATTAGTAATTTCATTCATGAATCCCATTTTTTTATGTTTTCTTTGTTTTTTGTTTTAAATGCAAACTGTTACTGTTACTGTTTACTTCTTTAGTATAGAGTAGTTCCTTAAAAGAATCCAGATTATATTTTTTAAATTTTTCCTCAATTTTTTTATGCTGTTTATAAATCCTACAAACTTCTGTAGCAACTCTTTCATATTTACGCGCATCTTTTTCCTCTGGAGAGCTATAATAATTATTGTAGCTAGAATATTCATAATTTAAATTATTATTTTTTTGCCTTAGCTGCATAAAGTGTCTAACTTCATGCAGTATGGTGCTTATAATATATTTTAGGCTGCAATCTTTCTTTATATCGATAAAAATCGACCTGCAACTATCATCATAATAGGAATAATTTTTTTTTGATCTTTCTACTCTTATAGTAGCTCTCTTCACTAGCCGCACAAACCTACTCAATATAAATGTAACTAAATCATAATCAATTCTTGTTGAATTAATTAATCCATCGGTTGGTTTAAGTATAATCATCCCACTTCCCTTATAGTAATAGTAGTATATCCCTTAAGAGCAAGTTCGTCTTTAGCTCTTTCTGCTTGATGTAGAGTGTCGAGTTTTTCTTTATGAATTTTTACTAAGCTATCTTCCCTTTCTCGATATTCAATAAGGTATGATCCAAATTTAAACGGTTGTCTAATTTTTTTTCTCATACTTTATATCATAGTATAACAAGGTCTTTATTATTCCATCGTTAAAATTATTCTGCTCTTTAAGTGTAGAAATATCATCATAAATAGAAGCCATTTTGTAACACAAATCATGTCCTAGTCTGTCTGCTACAAACTCTATATAGTTGGAAATATCCGAACCCCTATCATACACTTGAGGAGGCGCATAAGCTTGTTTTCTCAATTCATCTATTATTATTTGTATAATCTCTAAATTCAAAAGACGCGCCGTTCCCCATATATTATATATAGTTTCAGCATTCTCCTTATGTAAGATTTCAATTAACGCTTTCGCATGATCTACGACGTATATCCACTCTCGCATATTTTGTCCATTTCCATAAACTGGTATCTTTTTACCTTCGCGTAGAGTACGTAAAATAGTAGGAATTAATTTCTCATTATGCTGCCGCGGGCCGTAGTTATTACAACATCTTGTAACTGTAACATCAGTATTATAAGTACTTCTATATGAAAGAGCTAATAAATCTGAACTAGCTTTAGATGCAGAATAGGGTGATCTTGGATCTAATAGGGTAGTCTCTAAAAATGGATCATCTTCAAAATTTAAATGACCATAAACTTCGTCTGTAGATACATGCACCATTCTTGCACTAGGTACTATATCTCTAATGCATTCTAAGATTTTACCTGTACCAACTACATTTGAATTAACAAACGATAGAGGATCGGTGATAGATCTATCGACATGAGATTCTGCGGCAAGGTGAATAACATACCCAGGTTTATATTTTTTAAAAATAGAATTAATCTCTTCATCACAAATATCCAAATAATAATTTAGTACTCTACTATCTTTCGCAACATTATTTACATCAGCACCTGTAGATAATCTATCTATATTAATAATTTTTTTTACTTTAGGATTTTTAAGTAACTCATCAATAACATGACTACCTATAAACCCACATCCACCGGTAACTAAATATGTATCTTTATTTTTCATGCAGTCCTACTTTCTTGTTAGTTCTATGTTCAATAGCTTTTACTAAATTTGCACACTCTAAAAGATCATCGTGGTTTCCACAATCAAACCAAAAACCATCAAGCTCTTCTATAGATACTCTTTCTACTTCATTTAGTTTAGTAATAAGATCAACTATTTCTAATTCACCTCTCTTAGATGGTACAAGAGTTTTAGCAAGACTTATAGAAGTATTAGTAAAAACATACAGCCCTACAACAGCGTTATCACTTACGAACTCTGTTGGCTTCTCAATAAGCTCTATTAGATTACCGTTTTCATCTAATTTTGCTACTCCATATGCTTCAGGATTTTTAACTTTATAAGTAAAAATAGTATTAGGGACAGCTTCTAACTTTTTATTTGTAATTAAAACATTATCTCCTAAAATAAGAGCTACATTATTATCACCTATAAACTTTTCACCTATGATAAAAGCTTCTGGTAAGCCTCCTGGACTCTCTTGAATAAGGTATTCTAGATTCAATCCATAGTCTCTGCCATCCTTTAACTGTTCCTGGAATAATCTATACTGCATAAAGTCTGCTGTAATAATTAAAATATCCACTATACCTAACTCCTTAAGTGTTTGGAGAGGGTAGTATATCATCGGCTTATTATAAACGCAGTGGAGCTGTTTTGATACAGCTCTTGTGGTAGGCAATAATCTAGTGCCCTTACCTCCTGCAAGTACGATTCCTTTAAGCATATGTATATGTATCTTATTAGTGGAAAGAATCAAGAGGCTTGTATTTTGCTAAGCATCTTATCAATAGCAGATTCCTCTGTTTCAATATAAAAGTCAGGAAACATATTTTTAAGCTTTTCTATAGAAAGAACACAATTTGATCTAGGTGCTTTAATATCTATGTCTGTTATATCTACAAACTTCCAATTTTTATTTTCCAGCCCATACATCTTCATTCTACTTACTATATATTCAGTATCTTTTGCTTCAGGATTTACAAAATTTATCAACCCTATTTTATTTACGAGTATATTGCTAGTTATTACATGCTCAATAAAAGAGCATAAATCACTTATATATGTTTTAGAATTTTTATAATTTACTAGATTATCATATTTTAAAATCTTAGTTATGTAGCTTCTTTCGTTTAAATCATTTGAAAACGGCATCCTTACTCTAATAGTACACCCATAATCATTTAGCATCTCAAAAGAATGCTTTGTTTTACTATAGAAAGAGGAATTATCATATACACCAAAGTTAGGCTCATCCTCTTCGGTAAATTCTTTTTCGTATCCAGAGTAAATGCAGCCGGACGATATATGAATAAAATTAATATCTAGAGCCTTACAAGTTTTACTAATACGAAGCGGTATTACAACATTTAAACTACAACACTCTTTCTTCTTTAGTTCTGCTTCATCAACATTGGGTCTGCCGGTAAACCCTGAACAATTAATAACATGAGAAATATTATTATTAAATAAAAATTTACGTAATACCGATTCATTAGAATAATCTAGATCCTTTCTAGAACATAAAAAATAATTTGCCTTAGTTTTATCAGCAAAATTAAATAGCTCATTACCTACATATCCTGCCCCTACTATTAAAACATTATTCATATACTTGTTCGGTTTCGATCTTATTATAATTGAAACCTGTAAATTTTCCAGATAAAACTACTTTATATTTTTTAAGTGAAGCTGGTGGAACCATAGTTAAGTCAGCCAAGCATAATATTGAGCATTGCTGACCATCATTATTATAATAAGATAAGATACTAGAACCTGCTACTTCAAAGTATTCATCTTTATACTTAACAGCAGACGTGCTGGTGTTTTTAACAACTAAAAACTTTTCATCACCGATAGAGAAAACATCCATAGGGTGTAATTCATTAAAAGAAATAAATTCTATACTCATAAGGCAGTTAGTATAAAGTACAATTATTTAAAAATCAACAGTGATAATTAAGATAACGTTGTGCTGCTTTAGCAGTATTATTACCTTTATTTTTTTGTTTAGATTTAAGAGATCTAGCTTTACTACATGTAATCTTCCCTTTAATCTGTCTTTTTAAGATACCAGGCCGCACTGGTTCGTGGATAGACTTTTTTTCGGTTATATATTCTTTAAAAGTAATCATACGTTCTTACTAAAAATTTTAATATTGCAGCCGCAATCACACACTACCCAAACAATTCCTGAAAGTTTATAACTAATTCTGATGACTTAACTTTAACACCGTTCAAGATTCTTTCGTCATCTATATTATTTACTGTATCATTGTTTATAAGATAAAATTTACCTACTCCTTTTTCACTTACGTTTAAAACATATCCTTTTTCTTTACTCATTCTAGGTTTTTTGTAGAGTTTGTTAGATAGTACTCTTCTTATAAGTTTAGTAGCACCTGCCTTAGCACTAGTATTTTTGGGTAAGTCTAGTTTAGAGTATACAGAATCAATACGAGCGTATAATGGCTTAAACATATCCATATCTCTTAGTGCCTCGTTTTCTTCAAAAGTAGCCATAATATGAAAAGCTGAGACTATATCTTGCGCTTTAAAGTCACCTGTATTTTTTGTACTTAGGTATTTATCGTCAAATTCACTAAATAGAGCTAGGAGGCCAAATAATTTGTTCAACAAATTAACGTTTTCATAATCGCTACGCCATTTACCTAATGTAATATCAGCTGTAGTGTATGATTTGATTTCGCATCCAATACCATTAATGGTTAAATCCGGATCTTCTCCTTTTCCAGAGGCTATAACGTTGTGCTTATTGACATTATATTTAAAGGCCCAGTAAGTAGCGACCTCCCCTTTACCAGCTCCTGCTGTTGGGATCTCACTGTCTTTTTTTAATGGGAGCGTTGAGTATAATTGTACCCAAATTTTTTCGTCTTCTCCTACTAAGTTAAAATCATCACCTAAACTTAAGGTAGTATTACAAGTTGGAATTTTTTCGTCTTTTTCTAAATCTAAAGCTTTACGAATCCTATCTTCAATTAATCCTTCCGTGAGCGAGTCACTCTGCTCATTAATTACTCTTAACCTGGTTGGTAAAGGTACTTTATGGCCCTGAACCATTGTTTCATAAAGCTTTTCGATATTCCAGCAATGCATTGAATATATTTAGTCGTCTTATAGTGTAGCTTTTAATATATTATCTATAAGTTCATTTATAGATTATCTTTAATATATTCTATAATATCATTATAGCTGCATTCTTCATTTTCTGCTATACACTCTTCTATTTGCTCTCTAAAACATATAGACATCTCAGCAAGATCGTCATCATCTGTATCAATCTCTAGTAGAGTAGAAATCTCATCAAGTTGTTCTTGTATCTTATCAAAATGATTTTCAAGCTTTTTTAAAACTGTTTCTTTTTTCATTATTGGTATTTAGGCTTTTAAATCTGAAATTTGTAAATTATTTTGCTTATAGTTAGACAGTATATTTTTTATATCGCTCTTAAGATAATTGCAATAAATAGGGACCCACTTATCGTTCTCTAAGTATAATACAAAAATCTTTTTGCATTTTTTATTTGACATCTGCTCATACATATAGGCATACATCGACATTTGTAAGGCATAATTGTTATGCTCACAGTATTGTAAGTGACTTATAGGATCTTTAAAGTGTTCATTATAATTACTACTATAATTAAACCTTTTATTAGTTTTAAAATCTCCTATCGTAAAGTACTCACCGTGATCATAGATAAGATCAGCTGTACCTGCTATCTTAAAACTATTATTGTGTAACAAAATTTCACTATAAACCTTATTAAACCTATCAATAGAATTAGAAATTGTATCATCGTATGAACTATATAGTAGCTCAGATGTATCTTCGTTTTTTTCTCCCTGCTCAATATACTTCTCCATTATTTTATGGATTTTTGTACCTCTATCAGTAGCTTTTTTATTATCTACACGCCACATCTCTAGAATCATCTCTTGAGATACCCCTTCTCGTTCTGCTACGCGTCGTGAGTGCTTATCCTTATCGAAAGCAGTCTTATATTTTCCTAGGAGAGTAGTTACTGATATATACTTCTCCTTAGTTTCAGAGTTTGTATATGAATGCTTCTCTTCATTAAATATAATCATATCTTTAATGTATATTAAAAAAAATAAATTGCAATAAATATAAGCATGGCCGATGGTATTAAAATTTCTGAACTTCCTAATATAACTCTACCGTATGGAGGCAATGAGCTCATCCCAATGGTTCAGTCAACTGAAACAAGAGCTAGCTCTCTTAGTTCCTTAGTTAATTTTTTATCAGGGGCTTTAGCAGCTGATATAGAAATCTTACCCACAGTCACTAATTATCTTTCATCAAATAATGTACTATTAAGTAGTGCTACCATTACTAGTAACATACAAGGCCTTACATCGGTTGCTTCTGGCAGATCTTCTGTTGCTTTAGGAGAAGGTAATATAGCTAGTGGTAACTACTCTACTATAGCTGGTGGTTTTAGTAGCACAGCTAGTAGTAACTACTCTATTGTAGGTGGTGGGTTTAAAAATAGAGCTAGTAGTGGTGGCTCTACTATAGCTGGTGGTATTTGTAACACAGCTAGTGGTAACTGCTCTACTATAGCTGGTGGTAGTCAAAATACAGCTAGTGGTAGCTGCTCTACTGTAGCTGGTGGTTTTAGTAGTAGGGCTAGTGGTGGTAACTCTATTGTAGGTGGTGGTTGTGTTAACACAGCTAGTGGTAGTAACTCTACTATAGGTGGTGGTGGTGATAACACAGCTTGCGGTTGTCAGTCTACTATAGGTGGTGGTCGTGGTAACACAGCTAGTGATACCAACTCTACTATAGCTGGTGGTTGTGGTAACACAGCTAGTGGTACCAACTCTACTATAGCTGGTGGTTGTGGTAACACCGCTAGTGGTACCAACTCTACTATAGCTGGTGGTTTTAGTAGTAGGGCTAGCGGGGTAGCTTCTTTTGCTACAGGTCTTTCTTCGGTAGCTTCTGGTAGATCTTCAGTTGCTTTAGGAGAAGGCAATATAGCTAGTAATTCTTACTCTACTGTAGCTGGTGGTATTTGTAACACAGCTAGTGGTAACTGCTCTACTATAGGTGGTGGTTTTAATAACACAGCTAGTGGCTATGGCACTTCCACTGTAGCTGGTGGTTGTTGTAATATAGCTAGTGGTGGTAACTCTACTGTAGGTGGTGGTAGTTGTAACACAGCTAGTAATTTTTACTCTACGGTAGGTGGCGGACGGCGTAACACAGCTAGTAACCAATGCTCTACTATAGCTGGCGGGCTGTGCAACACCGCTAGTGGTGCTTACTCTACTATAGCTGGTGGTTTTAGTAGCAGAGCTAGCGGGGTAGCTTCATTCGCTACAGGTCTTTCTTCTGTAGCTTCTGGTAGATCTTCAGTTGCTTTAGGTGAAGGTAATATAGCTAGTAGTTGCTACTCTACTATAGCTGGTGGTATTTGTAACACAGCTAGTGGTTGTAACTCTATTGTAGCTGGTGGTGCTAATAACACAGCTAGTGGTTGTTGTAATAACACTGTAGGTGGTGGTTACTGTAACACAGCTAGTAGTTTTAGCAATTCCACTGTAGGTGGTGGTATTTTTAACTCTGCTAGTGGTTTTAGCGATGTCACTGTAGGTGGTGGTAGTAATAACACAGCTTGTGGTAGTGGCTCTACTATAGCTGGTGGTCTGCGCAACTCAGCTAGTGGTGCTTGCTCTACTATAGCTGGTGGTTTTAGTAGTAGGGCTAGTGGTGATTGCTCTACTATAGCTGGTGGTATTTGTAACACAGCTAGTGGTAACTGCTCTACTATAGGTGGTGGTAGTTGTAACACTGCTAGTGGTAACTGCTCTACTATAGCCGGGGGCCTGCTTAACAAAGCTTGTAGTACCGTTGGTGCTACTGTAGGTGGTGGGCTTTGTAACACAGCTAGTGGTACCAACTATACTACTGTAGCTGGTGGTTGTTGTAACACAGCTAGTGGTGTTAACGGCTTTGTAGGTGGTGGCGCTTGTAACACAGCTAGTGGTTATAGCACTTCCACTGTATCCGGTGGTAGTAATAACACAGCTAGTAGTGGTGGCTCTACTATAGCTGGTGGTTGTTGTAACACAGCTAGTGGTAGTAACTCTACTATAGCTGGTGGTTGTTGTAACACAGCTAGTGGTTGTCACTCTACTATAGCTGGTGGTTTTAGTAGCAGGGCTAGCGGGGTAGCTTCATTTGCTACAGGTCTTTCTTCGGTAGCTTCTGGTAGATCTTCAGTTGCTTTAGGTGAAGGTAATATAGCTAGTGGTGCTTGCTCTACTATAGCTGGTGGTTTTAGTAGCAGGGCTAGCGGTAGTAACTCTAGTATACTAGGTGGTGCTGGTCACGATATTATATCTACAGCAACATGCGCTTCTATTATAGCAGGTGCAAATATTATAGCTCTATCAGCTAATACAGCATATGCGCCGTGCTTAGTACTTACAAGTATTCCTACAGTATCCGCAGGATTAGGTCCAGGCTCAATTTGGAGATGTACTACAAGTAATCAACTTTATATTATTCCTTAGTATTGATTAATTTCACCATCAGACTAAATTATATTGGTGTCTAAGGTAGTAGTTTTTCATATTGAAGGTGGGCTGGGTAAGCATATTGCAGCTACAGCAGTTGTTGAGTGTTATAAAAAACACAATCCTAATAAAGATATTATAGTAGTTTGTGCGTGGCCTGAGGTATTCCTTAATAATAAATTTGTAAAAAAGGTATATAAGACGGGGTTAACACCTCACTTTTATACTAATTACATTTACAATAAAGATGTAGAGGTTTACGCTCAAGAACCATATAAGACTACAACTCATATTACAAAGAAACTACCTCTAATACAATCATGGTGTGAAATGATTGGTGTAAGATATAACGGCGAACTTCCGCGAATTTTTATTAATTTTAGAGAACGTGAGGTCGCTAGCAAAACAATAGTTCCTCCTGATGAAAAGCCTGTGCTTATATTTCAACCCTTCGGAGGACCCGGTAAAGAGCATCAAGAGCTACCATACTCTTGGATGCGTGATATTCACCCTACCGTAGCTCAAGAGTTAGTTAATAGACTAAAAGAAAAATATAATGTAGTTCACATATGTTATGACTTTCACCCAGTTCTTGAGAATTGCATACGAATTGATCAGGTATTACAAAAGAAAGTTTTATTTGGACTACTAGAAAATTCTCAAGCTAGACTGCTAATTGATTCCTCGTTACAGCATGCGTCTGCTGCTTTAGGTTTAAAATCTACCGTAGTGTGGATAGCAACACAACCAGAAGTTTTTGGGTACGAGATGCATAATAATATCAAACCTAAAACAGAGTTTCTGGAGGGTACAGTAGATTCATACCTCTATGACTATAATTTTACAGGAGCCATACACGAGTGCCCCTATATGGACCCTAGTGAGATTTTTGATATTGAAGCTATTATTAATACACTATGAAGAAATTATTATTTAATTCATCTTTACCTAGATCAGGTTCTACTCTAATACAAAATATTTTTGCACAGAATCCTGACTTCCATTGTACACCTACATCAGGTACTCTAGAATTAATTTATGGTGCTCGTGCTAATTTTAGTAATGATATAACATTTAAAGCTCAAGATTCAGAACTGATGAAAAAAGGTTTTCAAAGCTTCTGTTATAATGGTCTAAATGGATTTTATAATGCTGTAACTGATAAGCCTATAGTTTTGGAAAAGTCAAGGGGGTGGGGAATACACTATGATTTATTAGAATTTGTAATGGGTGAGGAACCTAAGGTTATCTGTATGGTGAGAAATCTTAAGCAAATAGTAGCATCCATGGAGAGGAAATTTAGAGCCGCGCCAGAAAATGATAGCGGTATTGTAAGCCATGGTGAATTAAGGAATACCTCAACACCCAAACGAGTGGACCATTATCTCGCTACTCAACCGCTTGGACTAGCTTTAGAAAGGTTAGAGGAGATTTTTAGACAAGGTTTAAACGAAAAAATAATGTTTATTAGGTATGAGGATCTGTGTAAGTCTCCGAGCCAAACATTAAAAGGAATATATAACTATTTTAATTTACCAAACTACGAATATCATAACTTTAACAATATTACCCAAGTAACAGTAGAAGATGATTCTTTATATGGTGTTTTTGGTGATCATAAAATTAGAACTAAATTAGAACAGGCTGATAATACGCCTGAAAAAATCTTAGGGGTAGATGTATGCTCTTGGCTAGATAATAAATATTCTTGGTATAAAAATCTCTTTAAATATTAATACCGCGAATAAATAACAATATGAGCTTACAAATTATATTAGATGTTCCAAAAACTATAGTAAAGCAACCTGAAGTTACGGAAACTATCTTCGAGATTACAATTGATAGAATTGTAGATGTTCCAGGGGAGCGTAAGGTTTTTGTATTTATTGGAGGAGAAAGAATTGAATTACCTCAAATTTCTGGCGACAACTATGATACACCAGACGAGTGGACCAATGCAGATGTAGTTAGTGCAGTTAAAGCACACTTTAATATTGTCTAACTTTATAGGTAATTTTAAAAAAATTATTAATCGGGTATAGCTTTATGTTATATCCGATTTTTATATAAATAATTGCAATAAATATAAGCATGGCCGATGGTATTAAAATTTCTGAACTTCCTAATATAACTCTACCATATGGAGGCAACGAACTCATACCAATGGTTCAATCTACCGAAACTAGAGCTGGCTCTCTTAGTTCCTTAGTTAATTTTTTATCAGGGGCTTTAGCAGTTGATATAGAAATCGGCCCCATAATTACTAGTAATCATAATATATCTGCCGGTGATACCAGAAAACAATTTTTATATTCATTAACAAATAACATTACTGCCTTTATTACAGAGAGCGCTAATATTGATAATTTTTCTTGTACCTTTTCACAGCTTAATTTCGGTTCTATTACAATAAAATTCGAGCCAACTTATACAACTGGATCTATTATTAGTATTAATAATATCGATACTACAATAACAAAAGGTGCATCGATTAATATTAAGCGAACTGCTAATAATCAATTTCTTGTTTCACCAGTTTTTTTTTCCTTAGTTCAGTAGGGGTTGAATTTGCTCCAGTTAGCAATGAATATTATAATCTAGCTCTATCTGGAGTTTCCTCTTTAATTAAAAGTACACCTCTGTCTGCTGACTATATTCTCGAAATAGATGGAGGAAATGTAGTTCTTTCGTCTTACAAACTAAAAAATGTACCTGTATCTAAAAAAGACGTATTAAATTATATACCTCTTGATTATTGGTTTCAAAATATAAGCCTATCATCCTACAATATAGTAGATCAATACATTAACACTTTTCAATTGAGTGGAATTTCAAGAATGGGATTTAATTGTCGAGATTTTATTAGCGAACTTAAAATAATAGACTCACCTTTTAAGTTAATCGAGGTAGACTTTCCTGATACTACCCTCATACCTGTACAAAGTGCTTATAATTATCCCTCGTCAAAAGCTTATTTTGACTTCATGGGAACAAACTCGCTAACGGTTTCAGGAAACAACTATCTTAATACTCTTAATATGGGATATCGTAGTTTTAGGGTAACCGATGTTAATAACTATGGTTACTACCCTGAGAGAAATATAACCATACGCAATAACCCGAATCTCTCTTCTGTTAATTTAGTCTTGAGCTGTAGGGGTGATTATCCAGGTGAATTTAATTTTGTTGATACAAATATATTTAACATAACTATTGAAGGAAACAACAATATTAAAAATATTACGGTTGTTGGTAAAGAGCTGACAGCTTATTCAAATAGTAGAGAGACTATTTACCCTGATAATCCTATAAATACTAAAATTGTTCAGGTTGTTTTAAATCTCTCCTACGAGACCACCTTAAATCTTGAGAGTTTAGATATAAAATATCCTGGTAGAGATCAGCTTTTTACTGATTTAAAAAATTCTAGCGGTGGTACGTTTTTTACACTAAACAATATGGTATCTACTGCGCCTATAAGCTATGCTACCCCATATCTTGAGTATGGTGGCTGGGGCCAGTTCACGTCTGAGGCTTCAGCCGCAGGTATTAATTTTAATACTCTAAGCTCGTTCAAGCAAATAAGTCTAGATAAAGCATTTAAGAATATTTATAAAAATAATGATAATGATAATTATATGCAAAACTTGAGTTTTGTTACTGCTAAGTCTAGTACACTTGTTGATATACTAACTACCGATGCCAAAGATTTCTATAACACCACGAAATTAAAACAATGTTTGGTTACTAGCGAATTAATACCTGCAGAGATATTTCATAAATTTCTACGAGATAATCCCAATTCAACTAGTCTTTATCAAATAAGTGCTACAAATCCTAATACTTTATTTGCTTATCAAACACGAATATTAACTGAACCATTATCTGGTAAAGTACAGCCGTGGACTTTTTATAGACCTGTTACAGGCGTCCGGAGCATAAATCCTAATTTTAAATTAAATAAAAACTCAACATATACATGGCCTCTATCTATTCTTAATAATATCAGTAGAATGGCTGTTTATCAGGGCCCGTTTGCCGATGGTTCAATGCCTTATACTCTTATACATCCGCGGTACGCTTATACCGCAGATCACTGGGTATACGGCAAGACTTTTCCATACAATACTAGTTTCTTTAATACTGATACTGGCATTGCGACTACAGTAACTGCTATAACTGCAAGAAAGGTGTTGGGGTCTGATATACGAATAGTAAAGTTTCAAACCCCCTTACCGATAAGCGCTTTCCCAGGGATGTATATTTTACCCCAATCTTTAAACGTTTCTAATTCTGCTACAAAAATTGCTAAGTACCTTCCTGGATTTGTTTTTGGTCAATTTTATGATATTACACCACGTATGTTTAGGTTTAGTTCATCTAATTACACTTACGATACAATAAATTTTGACTCTACATACTCTACAGTTTTATCTGAGAGAGGTGTTACAACAGGTGATAGCGGTCATCCAGGATTTACCTTTATAAATAATAAGCCTGTTCTTATAGGAGGATGGTTCTCTACAACTAGCGGACCTGCAGTTGGATATTACTATCAAGATATTCAATCAACTGTCGATTTACTTGAAGGAAGTTCGGTTACTTTAAATCTTATTACCCAAGCTGATTTAGATATATATGCTAACTTTGATAATAGTTAGATATATAATATAATAATCTAACCTACTAATAATAAGTACCGTATATATCAGTATTGTTTACAGACATATCTAATACTTTAGTTATTGATTCATTATCAATATCAAAATTATATGACTTAACCGGGGAAGCACTTACACCGGGTATATTAGAAGATATAACACCTGAAAATGAATTTTCGAATACTTGTTGATTTTGCTTCTCTCCAGATAATCCAGGCTCGAAAGAGGACTCGTATCTCTTAGCTTTAACTCTATAAACATAATGACCTAAAAGAGGGTTTAACTGAGCTACGTCTTGATCTACTCTCTCACTTATTTCAAAAAACTTAGAACCCCTACCATTAGGTCTATCGCATCCAAGAGCTGTTAGTTCTATAATATCTCCGGATTTTGGCTCTACTACTTGACTAAAAGAAGAATAGTTTACTAGGCTGCTTAGTGTAACAGTAAATGTATTAATATGAAGATATCCTGTTAGTTCATCGTCACTCGCAAACCCAAATTTAGATATATTTATAGCATTTTCAGATAGCTCAATATACATTTGTAGCTCTACAGGTCCAAAATATTTTTGTGTAGGCGCCTCACCATATAATAGATCTGCAGTAGATAAATTAAATGTATTTACATAATAATTAATAGGTACACCAAAATTATTAATTAGATCATTAAATGCCAAATCATACATCAGTTGTTCGGCTTGAAAATTTACCGGATTAAAGAATTGACCACAAGCAGGATTTGCTACAGCTGCGAACACGCTAGCTGGAGTACACTCTATTCTATTATTATTACAAGCCATTGTTTTTCTTTTTAGATCTTAATATTCCCTGACATAGACCTTCTTCGTCTTCAAACATCTCTACTTCAACATCTGAATTTCCTAAAGTTTTAATCCCTGGTTCAAATTTGGTATCATATAATGAAAGAATTGATATTAGTGGCTGTCCGGTCATTCGAACATTATTTGCTTTACCAGAGCATATATTATCAATTACAGGGTGTTTGTGGGTGTAATTTTGCTTATAGGCATTCTTGTGTTTACGATTATACGGGTCATCTATTAATTTACCGTTAATACCTGCTTTAATCTTAGTTATACCAAACATCTGACTATTTTGCCTAGTAGCATATTCTATCAGATATTTCTTAAAGCTAATCATACTATTATTTATACAAAAAAGCCCAGTAGCCTTAAAAGCTACTGGGCTTTAATTATTCTAGTTAGATTTTATTGTTCGAACAAAGACTTACCAGTCTTAAGTCTGCCAACTTTATTGTTTGTACCCATATTAGGTTGCTTAGCATTAACAAGAGCATGACCATGGTCACCATCATTACCAACCTTGTTAGTATAAGCTGATGTAGCACCGCCAGATTGTGGCTTGAGATTACCAACTTTATTGTTTTTGCCCATATTAGGCTCTTTTGCATTTACACCAGCGTGTCCAAGATCTTCTTCATCTTCATCATAGAAGCCTTGTTCGTCTTGTTCCATGGTTTCATAATCTTCATCTCCTAAATCATCTCCTGCATCTTCGACTTCCTCGACTTCACTATCACCTAGCTGAGCCATTAATACATCGTGGAGCTTCTGTGCAGTTTCACGGTCAAGAGTGAATGTAACTTCGTCTTCTGCAGAATCATCTTCTGTGTCGATTCCTAATGCGTCGAGTTCATCTGTCTCTTCCATTTCTCCATCACCCATTTGGGACCCGGGAGCCATTACGTTTTCATATAACTTATCAAAAATTGATTTGTTTCTCATAAAATTATTTATGCTCTCTCTAACTATTTTTCCACTTTTCTTAGCAATTTTATTGGTACCTTTTTTAGGAGCTTTTTTAGGAGCTTTCTTATCCTCTTCCTCCTCTTCAAGATTTTCTGGTTGCGATAATGTTTTTATGTTATAAAGATTATCCTTTAATTCCTTGTTAGACATTTTATTTCTGTCAATTTTAGCTGGAACATAACCTGCAGTTTCTTGTGGGCCTCCTTTAATAAGTGGAGCTTGACCTATTTCCCCTACCTTTACCGCTGGTCCAATTTTGCCTTCTGCTATAAGATTATGCTTCATGTTATTTAACATTCCCCCATAAACATCCCCGATTTTTGTGAAGTCATTTTTATTACCCATGTTTATATTTATGTCAATAGTATAATATATATTAAAAAACTAATTTAATAAAACTATTTATGAATATATATAATAACATAGAATGTCTAAAAAAACTAATAAAACTGAATTTTATTTAGGTAACCCCAACCTACCAGCGGCTGATGCTGTTATAGCTTATGAACCATGGATGATAAAAGAGCTTGAGAAAGCCAAAGATAATATTCTTTATTTTGCGGAGAGCTTCTTTCATATTATTAACCTAGATAGAGGGCGTGAAAAAATTAAACTTCATTCTTGCCAAAAGAGAGTTATACGTAAGATGAGAGATAATAGATTTTTTATTCTTTTAGCTTCTAGACAGATTGGTAAGAGCACGATTATGACTATTTACATGCTTTGGTATGCATGCTTTATGAATGATCAAAGAATCTTGCTAGTAGCTAACAAAGAATCGACTGCAATTGAGATCTTTCAACGCGTTAGAATGGCATTCGAAGAACTACCTATATGGTTAAAACCAGGTGTTAAAGAATATGGTAAGACTTCTATGACACTGGATAATGGTAGTAGAATTGGTATTACCACGACTACAGGTACTGCTGCTCGTGGTCAGTCTGTTAATCTACTGATTATTGACGAGTGCGCGTTCATCGAATCACACCTTGTAGAAGAATTCTGGAGATCGGTTTTCCCTATTATTACATCATCTAAAAAATCTAAAGTTTTTATATGCTCTACTGCAAATGGTACTGATAACTTGTTTCATAAAATATATGATGGGGCTGAGAAGGAAGAGAATGGGTGGGGGTATGATAAGATCATGTGGGATGAGGTTCCAGGAAGAGATGAAAAGTGGGCTTCTATTACTAGACAAGCACTAGGATCAACTGAAGCCTGGTTACAAGAGTTTTGCAGTTGTGGTGCAGAAACTCTTATAGATATTGAACATAAGGGCATGATGCAGCTTATTGATGTTTTTAATGAAATGGAATATTACAAGTATGTTTAAATTAAATACTAAAAATTACAAAGTATTAACTCCAGATGGTTATAAAGGCTTTCTCGGAGTGCAAAAATTAAATAAACCAGGTTGCGAGGTTTATTTAAAAAACGGAACAGTTTTGCGATGTTCTAATACTCACCCTCTTTGCACTGATGTACATAAATATACCTTCGAGTTAGTGTGTAACTTTAAACCTGGTGATAAAGTTTTTCATCATGAAGATGGTTGGGTAGAAATAGATCGTATTATAGATATAGGAAATATAGATGTTTATGATTTAGTAGATGTTGAAACTACAGTAGCTTATTACACCAATGGTATTTTATCGCATAATTGCATATTTGTTAATTCAGGCGAATCGTCTATTAATGAAGAATTATTTGCTGAGATGTCTCAGCAGTGTAAGGATCCTAAAATAATATTAGAAGAAGGGAATTATAAGATCTGGGAAGAGCCAGACTCAACTCGAGTTTATGTTGCAGGTGTAGATATATCTGAGGGGGTAGGCATAGATGCTTCAGTTATACAGATGCTTGATATTACTGATTTAAAGGATATAAGGCAGGTAGCTGTATATCATAATAGAAACATACCTCCACTAGAGTTTGCTAATAAAGTATATACAGTCTTAAAAAACTGGGGATCGCCACTAGCTTTAATCGAGCGCAATAACTGTGGTGCACAAGTTGTGGATAGATTAGCGTTTGATATGGGGTACGAGAAGGTAGTATCGTATGGCGCAAAGGTAGCAAATAGATCTAAGTCTCAGATGGGTATGATAGCACACACTAATACCAAATACAAAGGTGTTATGAATATGAGGTATTTTTTAAATGAGATTCGAGCAGTTACTATTGTAGATATTGAAACTCTAAAAGAGTTGAAAGACTTTGTTAGATACCCTAATGGTTCTTGGAAGGCTAAGGGCGGTTATCATGATGACAGAGTTATGTCCTTAATGTATAGTTTGTTTATTCTTGAAAAAGAAATAACAGAAAGATACTTTGATATTTTAGAACTAGATGATCATGGAAAACCTTGCTCTATTGAACCTGTAGATTTTGGGGTTGCTATGTTTGAAGAGCCAACATCTATATATAACGATTTTGAAGTAATGGGCCTAAATAATACGTATATTACCCCTATTGTATTTGGCATGGGTAATACAGATCAAATAGCCGAAATAGATTTTCTAAAACAAGAAGGGTGGAGCATATATGAGTAATGTTAATCAGCAATCAATTCTTAATAAAGCTAGAAATGATAAATTCTTACTCGTCTTTGATGTGCCGCCAATTCTTAAGACTTTTTCAAGAGTATTTAATAGCGATAAAGATACAAAAAGAGTTGTGCCGGATTCTGTACAGTTTTCAATATTTGGGACTGTTGTTCCTGAGATTACGGTACCAGCAATCGAAAATAGATATGCAGGTAATACTCTATATGTATCATCTAACTCTAAAAACTCATATCCTCCCGTAAATGTTAAATTTGCTATTGATAGTCAATATACTAATTACTGGACCATATATCAGTGGTTGAATCTTCTTCATGATGAACGGGAAGGTAGATATAATGCTAGTAATATCGTAGTTGATAAGAATTTTGATGATTATCAAGCTAACCTAACTATTTTCGGGTTAGATGAATTTGATAACAAGGTTATTAAGTTTACATATACCAAGGCTTTTCCAACCTCAGTTGATACAATAGACTACAACTATCAAGGGGGAGAGGAAATAGTAAGTGGGTTTGTATTTGTATACTCCCAGCTTCATGTAGAGTTACTTTAATACCATTACTAAAAATTGCTCAAAAAAGCATAAATACATATATGGCAACACTAACAATTAAATCTCCTGGAGTGGAGATTAGAGAGACAGATTTATCATTAATAGCTCCACAAAATATTGGTACGAATGTATTCGTTACAGGCTTTGCAAGCCAAGGACCAACAGATGAAGTTATCCAAATCTCATCTCGGGAAGGTCTCGATCTGATATATGGTACTCCATCGACTGCTGCGGAGCGTTATTTTTATTATACTGTAAGAGAATTACTTAATTCTTCAGCAAATATATATACAACAAGACTACCATATGGTCTTAGTTCAGGTGATGGATTTGGTCAGAGCTATTCAGCACTAGTCTATCCAGTTAGATTTGTAACTCCTATACAAGGATATACTTTTGACCTTACCAGTACTACTGCGCAAAACTTATCTGCAAAAGACTTTAGCTTAACACTATCTAATGGATCAACAAAATCATTTGGGTTTAGCGGTACTACATTTAATCCTCTAGTCGGATCATTTAGCGATTATGTAGACTTCACAACTGCTAGCCCATTTAGTACCTCAACTCTTATTAATGCTATATCGACTGCTATAAAAGCTCAGGATACAACTGCGGTATTCTTATCAACCGGTACATCGTTAACATATACCGCATCTGCTAATCTACCTGTAGACAGTAGCTTTTCGTTTGCAAATATACCGACAGGACACACCTATACTTTAGTACAGGGTATTTCTACTAATCTCAACCAAACAGAAGGTACTTATGTATTAGGAAGCCCGGTGCATATTGATTTAAGTCCTAATCAATATCAATCAATAGTTGATGGATCTGGATATACATGGAGCTCTGTAGCATCCGCTACATCTGCTTTTAGCTCAGTTAGCGCGTTTGGTGGTGCAGGTGTTATTGTTCTCAATAAGGCTCAAACAACCATTAACAGTCAATTTGAAGGTTATTATGTTGGTTTAACGGATAATACTAATATTAATCCAGGCACCATTTATAATGGTATAATAGGCGCGAGAACAATTAATAGTACGCTAACAGGTGCTACATCAACATATATAAATATTCCTAGTGGATCGCTTGGATTTAGCCTATGCTCTAATTTCTTAAATGGATCTTTCGGTAGTATATCTCAAGTAATGGAGAATATAGCTGACTACGATATTTCCGGCAGAGATGATGATGATTTACTCAGTGTCGGAGTATTTAAACTTAGAAAGTCAGTCTACTCTACAGAGGCCTTCAAGCTGGATTATGTTATCGAGGATGGTATTGTAGGATCGATAGATTATCACAGAAATATAAATAGTGCTCTTGGTGGTCCTGCAGTAAATTATTTCATAGAAAACACAGACTCATTTTCACGAAATGTTGAGATCTATGTCAATGATTTCTTATCTAACAGAAACGATGTTACATCCATTGTTAATGGTGTGCCTCTTAAGAAGGTCAGAGTTCTATCAAATCAACTCGTGTCCGGTACAATTCCGGTTAATATAACAGGAGTAAATAGCGCTCTAACATCGGCATTAGTAAGCACTATCGGATACGCAGATAATATCTATAGCTTAGGTACGTTTAATAGCACAAAAGCTACTACAAAGGATATGGGCAGTATCCCAACCAAACTTGATAGAGCGTTGGATGGGGTAAGAAATGAGGATATATATGATATAGATGTTGTTGTAGAGGCCGGACTAGGTACTATATAC